TAAAGAAGAAAAACGTTAGTAACTTCAACTTTATTATAGAAAAATGTGATAGGGTCTACTGCACCACGCAAAACCTCATCCAAATAATCTATATCAATATTACCGGGGTCAACCCCCTCCTTACGTATAGCAGTCACCCATACAGCTGGAAATATTTCACGCATACGAAGTGCAGTTTCTTTACTTTCGTTAATAGTTCCGTAATCATATAACAAAATAACGTTACTAACGTTTTTCTTCTTTAAAGCTTCAATCTGCCCTCTTCCAATATTATTACCAAAGGTAAAACAGCATTTAATATCATCCATTTGCTGTAAACCTAATAAATTATCAATATTTACTTTATCAAAAATGCCTTCAACAATAATAACTGTATGGGTTTTACCTCTAATAATTTCATCACAGCCACCCAATAAATCCTGAAAATTATTTTCTGAGTTTCTATAACGTAATATTAACTCAGCTTTGTGCTGTTTATAATCTTCAAGATTCTTTTTATGCCATTCTTTAGTATACCTGCTACGTGCCCACCATGCTACACAAACCCCATCCACTTTCATTTTAAAAACAATAAAGTTTTTAAGTTTCGGCTCTAACGGAGATTCCGTATAAGAAGGTTCAAATTCTGCATAGTGTTCAGAACGAAAACCCCTACCATTCAAATAATCATCACTAACCAATGGTTTCAACCGGAATGGTAATTTTACAGGCTTCAATTTTTCGCCTTCTTCCTGCTCATCATTTAATTCATCAAACCATTCAGGTTTATTCTCCTGAATTCCCCCTATTTTAGGACATCCGGCCAACTCTTCAACACGTGGTGTGTAAATCTTTTTGGCAAGGTCTGTCCGATTGAGCTTTTTTAAAAACTCATATAAACTAACCTTACGTGGACATTTCCAGCAATGGTAAGTCGCTATTCCAGTGTCATTAAAAATAATTCCCCATTTACCCGATTTACCACAAAATGGACATTCCATACTTTTATTCGTCATCCATCCCTGAGTTCCAAAAGGGGTCAAGTTGAAATCCGAAATAATTCTATCTTTATCGTACTTCATTACACTTTCTTTTTCTTAGGTGGAATTTTCTTAAATGAATCAGGTTCTTCTTGATCATCATCACAAGCAACCATTCTAGTGGCATACACACTCGGTTCTACTTCTACCCTTTCTTTACGAAATTTTTTAGGAGTACCGTCAGATTTTCTGGTTCGTTTAGTATCCAGTCTTTCCATAGCTGACATTTCCAAAACTTCCTCAACTGTAGTAGACCTACCCATATCGTAAAAGTATCCATTTTCATAATTTGTAGGAATACGAATTATGATACCGTTATTCTTATAATTTCTAAGCTTATCACAATAAATGCGGGCAATTTTAGCGTTAGTTTCCTCTAAAGTCATATTACCTGTCAGTACAAAAGAAAAAGGCTTCACCAATGTTCTATCCCCTTCGGTATTTTGCCGGGTTAAAACCCGGCTTGGATCATTCCACAATTCAAATGGCACATCTCCGGTTTGAGTTACTGTCACCACTGCACAATCATAAGTTTTTGCAATATCCTTCAACCGTTGTGCAACTTTTTGCAAACGATATTTTATAAAATTCGGGTCAAAATCTATCTTTTTATTTTCACCCGTCAGCATCAAATCAATAGAATCGATGCAAATCAAATCCGGGTAATACCCATATTCTTTTTTATAATCTTCAATTACCTGAATTAAATCCGCTACGGTCATATCCATCATTTCTTCCGAAGCATACACATCTATGTCACTTTTTACAGTAATTGCCCGGTTAATGATGGTTTTTAAACGCTTTCGGGTTTCTTCCGAAATATCACCCCGCATAATTTTAGAATAAGTGGTATTAGCCAGCATTTGCCCAAATTTCACCATAGCTTCATCAGCCCCACCTTCTAGCTGAATATGCAAAACATGCATGTGAGCAATAGAAGTGTTGTACCATCCAATATATTTTAAAAAAGTCGATTTACCAACACCTGAACGCATAATCATCAAAGCCGTGTCTTGCCGGGGTATTCCTCCATCTGTTAAATCATCTAAAGTAGTAATTCCAAAAGGAATTTTAGCCCGGCGAATTTCATCTTCAGCCTTCCGTTGAGTTTCCCCAATATTACGCATGAAATCCCGATAAACACGTCTGAATTTGCCATTCTGATTCAGCAATGAAAAACTATTTATTTCATACATTCTCTTTTCCAGCAAAGCCATTGCTTCCTCAGGCCTCCCTTCATTATACATGTCAGAAATTTCATGCTGTGTAGCAACAAAAGTCTGACGACGAATAAATGTTTCAAGTTGTTTCACCATTGGCTCAAATTCAGGCATAGGAATTGCTTTCACCTCTGATATCTTTTTAACCACATCCTGATTACCTGGGTAAGCCATTTCAACCATACCGTATGTTGCCAGATTGCCACTTTTAAGCAAATTATCTGACAATACCTTTAGCATTGCTTTACAACCACCTAATTCTCTTGGAAAATTGCTTAAATCTATATTTTCACAAACTAATCCTGCATATACTTTATTGCTAAAAGCAAGCCTCAACATTTCTTCAACGAAATTAGGGCTTAAAATAGCTTCTACTCTTTTGTTCATACCTAAACCGCATCTATTTTTATCGTAACAGTATTTTCTCTTAATTCATTTATAGCCATAAAAGAAGACGAAACCGTGTCATCGTGCCCGCTTATACTTTCAAGTGTTCCCTTATCTGATCTAAAGGCTATTGAATTAAATTCACCGAACATTTGTTCGACTGTTTTACGTGTATCCGGATGAAAAGGGCATTTTACTACTCCTCTTTCAAATAAAGCAGCTAAAGAAGCCCAACCTGTTCTTAAATCTTTTTTATTACCTGCTGTTGTCGTAAATGGAGCAACATTTCTTACACCCATTTGTTCACACATATCAGCCAAAATAGATTGAAAACCATTATTTTCAACTACTATTTTATTCGGCTTAAAAAGCCTATCTAAAATCTGAATTTTAGATATTTGTTCATTATATGATAATCCTTGTTTTCGAAATAAATACAATAAATAATAATTCCCTTGAATATCCTTACCCCACACGGAATAACACGTATAGTCAGCACCCACATTTCCGGAAGCACCAAAGTCACACCCAATTACTACACGCACTAACTTAATAGGAAATGATTCAACATTTTCTACCAATTTAATTGTCTCCATACCAATGGTGCTTCTCATCAAAATCTCCCATGGAAAAATAGTACTATCATCCGAAATAGGAACCACTAAATATTCCCTACTGAATACCATTGTACCAAGAGAACGTTTTTCCTCCATCAACTTTTTAAAAGTAAATCTATCAGGAGCTAAAAGCCGCCCATCAGGGAAAATGGCTGGATATTCAAAAACTTTAAATTTAGGGTCTTTCTTTAAATCAGAATAAAGATCATCTTGCTGATATGGTGTGCCGTCTACAATATTATATCCGTATGGCTCAACGATAGGAGTAATGGCACCTTTAAACAAATCTCTCAACTTCTCACGCTGTTCCAATGAATAGATGCTACTCTCATCTGGTAAGTCATCACTGACCGCTGCCCCCACGTGAAGACCACGAATAAACCCATCCTTACCACGCAAATGCAGTTTAGTTCCATTTTCACATTCTATACTAGTAGCGGCTAGACTAGCTTTTCCACCCGGATTCAGTTTATAAGCTATAGCTTCATTTATACGAATTTCCTCAACTATTTTATCAACATGCTCCTTACCTAATTTTTCAGTATTAGTGATAATACATGTCTCCTGACGGTTTTTATTATCCGGTTTATCCGGCTTCATAAAACTAGGCCGATTATAACTATATAATCTCCACAATGGAAAAGCTAAACAAAACTCATATGAATTGTGTACTACCGTGCCATCTTCAAGTTGAAACAGATGATCACCATCACACATAAACCCATAATAAGCTCCTTTAGGAAGTTCTGTAATGGTAATATCACTCTTTATCAAAAGTGGCTGGTCATAGGAAAACACCCGGTAACCTTTCATTCTACGCTGCTTTTTAACAGGGAATTTAATAAACTTACCAGTATCCACTTCCACGTATTCTTTATGTTTTGAATCCCACAAACACAAAGTATGTGCCCGGTTTACAGTATAAGAAATACCATTCTCCTGATCTATCCTAAATAGGGTGCCAACACCCATGTGACGGGTTAATACTTTTCGCGGGGTGAAATCCACACCCATTACTTCCATGCCGGGGTATATATCTTCTATATTTTTAACCGTCCAATCTGCCATTAAAACAGGTGTACCAGCAGCAAAACATTTACCATGCGAACGAGCAGCCAAAAAAGCTATATTAGGGTATAACTGAATCATATTCCCCCACTCCAAATTTCTCCACCCCTGTCGAAAATTTGGAAGCATTGTTGTTTTAAAATAGTTATACGAATGAATTTTTAACGTTTCATCCATCGATTCTTTTAGCTGATCCACATAATTTAAACGTTCGGTGTCCAACGTTTTATTTAATGACAAAACATTATTTGTTTGTTTAAAAATTTCTGTCATTAGGCTGTCTATATCTCCACCGTACCCGTCTAATAACTGATTTATAGCAACGGGAGGGAGTGCCTCTAAAATATTGAAAGTTGTCGAAAACACCGTTTCCAGCTGTTTATACGACAACTTCAAATCCCCATTGAAATTAATCATTGCGCTAACTGAAATGTTTCTCTAAACCTGGATTCTATTGTTTGTGTAGGTGCCTGAGTAGCTCCTTCTCCACGTAAAACTGAAATATATTTCATGAAAAGAAGTGCATTGGCTCGTGTATCATTCAAAGCCCGGTGAGCATCCACTAATTCAACACCTTCTTTGCGACAACACGTTCCAAGCTTATAATCTGTTTGTTCAGTTGCCCGGTAATATGCCATCTTTTGTGTATCTTCTACCCATCTAACATATTCCCAAAGATCATCTTTATGAAATTCAAATAACCCTTCTATAAAAGGTATATCAAACCCTTGAAAATTGTGACCACACAAAACGGCCTTCACCTTGTTATTTTTATATGTAGTCAAAATATTCTTATAATCATAGTAAACATCTTCTATATCCAAACCGTTATCATTCAGATAATTCTGACTTAATCCGTGTGTTTGCTCAGCCGCAGGTGACCAAATATAATCCTCCTTGTAAGGTTTAATAATAGCGTCATACTCCTTCACAATTTTCATTTCAAAAAGGTCTACAACAACCGCTGCGACTTCAACCAATAAAATATCCCAAAATGCTTTTACTTCTGGTTTTCCTTTCCCACCTTTACTTGGTAAACCCGAAGTTTCGGTGTCTGATACAATAACGTATCTTAAATTTGCTTGTGCCATATTTTCCTCCTATTTCAAAAAGTATTTTAATTGTTCAATATCTTCGTTTCTATTATCAAAATCATCATATATCAATTCTAACTTTAAAACTGGGTTTTTCTCAGCCACCAACCCCTCTGGAAAGTCATTAATCATAATAGCAGGTTCTCCATCAAAGGTAACAAAAGGATGAAAATTGATGATGTAATTTTTCCTCAAAACCTGCCCACCTCTATCTTTAAAAGTGATAATTCTTGATTTATTTTGCTTTTCAATATTCAAAACCAAATTTTCCAAAACCTCAAGAATATCATCATCTGTATATTCATCAGGGCTTGATAGAACTTTGTAAATTAAAGTTTCACCCAATGCTCTGGCAATTCGAGCAAAGTAATCTAACATCTCATAATCCATATTATTTCCTATTACCAAATTCATACTTATAATGACACTCCGGACAACATAATTCTATATTATCCTTTTCTAATCTAAGTTCAGGAAACGCCCCTTTAGATTTCTTGTGGCTAAAGTAAACAGCCTTCATCGGTTCGGGTAATGTCACACCACATTTTACACATCTATGCGGACGTTCGGCCCATATCTCCATAAATAATTCTTTTTCACCTGTAGCCTTTCTGGGTTTAATAGGTTTTAACTTACTTTTTTCTATAGCTACCTCAACCTTACTTTTTCCATTATGTAAACGCTTATAGTTGCATTCCTCACATAATTGTTTGGTTCGGTTAGCTATAAACCTAACCTTTCCACAATCCAAACAAATACCAAACTTATTAAATTTAGAAATCGCCATAGTTTTCTTTATGTGTTTTTATACGCATATTCACACAATTATCTATAATAGGAGAATATGACTTTTCAACCTCTTCAAATAAACTTTCACCTAATTTATTCCGTGTAGCAAATAACAACTCACAATCCTTTTTAAAAGGACATTCATTACACATAACGTCATCCGGATTATAAGGGTTGCTTCCATATTTTGCCTGACAAAAATTAGGACCTGTTATACGGGACATACGATACCTCTCTTTACGTAAAATTTCTGCTGAAACAGGTTTATAAGTATCTGATTTTACAGGATTTTTCAAACTACGTTCTGTAACCCATTTATGAACATAAAATTTTATCCCATCGTCATATTCAGCCCATCTTCTCCATGCTTCTTTACCCATAAACCAGACAGGCATTGGCCGTAATTGGTGATCCTGATGAGCGTACACATAAAACTGAAATGTTAAAAATTCCCAGACAAAATCAACTCCACCCGTGGGTGGAATACTTTGTAAAAAAGAAATAACCGCATCACGATGTCGTGGTTTATCCATTTTTATCGTGCGCGGCATTTCTCTAGTTGCCTTTATTTGTAGGTATTCGTAAATTCTTAAAATTATATTTATGGATGTTTCGTAATCGTAAATCATAGCTAAATCCAACTTATAGCTATATCTACGCTTTCTGTAGTTGGATAGGTTATAGGTCTATATATCCGCCCAGTGGGATCCTTAGGATCAGGTTCACAAACATCATTAAATTGATGTCGAGCAGCTTCAATATCAACATGCCGACAAACCCATAAACCAACCTCATCTCCTGGATTTAAACGGCCTATTTCCAAAACGGTGTCCGCAGTCATTTCCACAAATTTTGCATGAAATGGTTTACCAAACACCGTTTCAACATTTTCCATAAACTTTTGATTATATTTATTTTTGCCGTTTAACACTCCAATAGCCATCTTATAGGAACAAATGGCATCCTCAGGAATAATTACATTCACCTTTACTTGTGCAACGGGTGTATCATAGTCATTTCGTAGTATGATGGCCCGATATTCATCCCTATTATTTTTCATAGTCATGACCGATAATTCATCAAATAAATTACCAAAGTCATCATTAACTACTTTAGTGCTAGATTTATAGCCTCCTAAAGACCTATCTGAATTAGGCTGCGGGCTGTCATACCCTACAGTTGTTGTGTAATATAAATTCATATTTTAAATCTTTTTAAACTCAGCTTGTACTGAATATAATGGTTCTGAAACCGTAAAAGTTTTTGTTTCGTGTCTTACAATTGGGCCGGAATCTGTTGCAAAAGAAAATGCTGCAACAAACTGGTATCCTTCATTTTCTTTTATAGTCACATCCCAAGCTCCATTATTAAATACAATTTGTATAATCCCAGCTCCACTAGGCTGAACCCCCCCAAATAGGATTACTGCTGCTAACTTTTACTAAAAACTGCTCCGCAGTAGAGCCTCCATCTATAGGCTGAACCCCAAAAGATTCTGTACCGCCATTATTATCAACCACCTCAAAATCCCAATATTCGTCAAATTTAGCAGTAATAGTTACATTTTTATTTACACTGTATGAAAATGGATTAGCATCCGACAATAATTGCTCCCCATCATACCAGCCTAAAAACATATTATTACCAATCGATTTTGCGTATAGATTAACAGTAGTACCCCCTATAACTTCAATAGTGTCACTCGCTTTTCCTGCTGCTGAATCATTTATTCCTATACTGCCTTTAGTAGTATCCCCGGTTTCGGTATTTACTATAATAGTGTACTTATCTGGATTTGGATTTTCTTCCAAAGTTACCGGAAAAGTTTCATTTTTATTAGTGATAGTGTGACTACCACTTTGTGGATAAAAACCCGGTTTTGAAACAGACCATTCTACATTTAAACCAACTGCCCCACTAATAGTGGAAGTTTGTCTTCCATTCATCATTACTATTGCGTCGGAGGGCGTCGGCACAATAGTGAATGAAAAAACCTCTACAGCCCCACCTCCAAATCCATTCCAGTATGGACATAAATTTGTATCATATCTCTCATCCAAAACAGTAACAACATTCCCGGTCAAATCTCTTCTAACACGGCCAATATAAAATTCATTTTCGGCCCGGCTTGTAAAATCTGAAACCTTTTCTACCTGAAATTGAACTCTATTATAAGAGTAAAGACCTTGCAATTGACTATCAGTAAACCTACGACCCATTGGAACACTCCCCAAAATAACTACTCTTAACTGTTGTTCAGCCTGAAACGGATATCCACTGGATAGCACTAAATTATTATCATTAATAATATCAACAACTTGGTAAACTGAATTGTTTAAAGGTTCGGATCCATCATCTTTTATGAATCTGATAGCTGTAGCCACATTTGATTGACCCCTCACTAAATTAGCAAAGTTCACCGTACCAGAAAGATTGCCATTTGTATCAACCTGAACGTAACCGGGTTCAAAGTTTTCTTCCACACAAACTGCTTTTAAATAATACGTTTGATCATCAGCTGGAACACCTGAAAAATTTATTGTATCATTAACATAAAAAGCTTTCAGGTCTGAGGTTATAATGTAACCTCCTTTAATATCAACCCCTCCAACAGTTGTTGATTTTTCGGTAGTAAACGGTACCCCCGGAACCCCACCGGGGGAAACTAAACCAAAGCTTGTTGAAAGGGACAACATTGCCCTGATCACATCAGCCTCAGCAGAAAATTGAATCATTCGATTCAATTCTTCTTTTTCTAAAAATGTATTTCTATGAATATTTATTTTACTCATTTTATTTAGTTTTAAATAGTTTCTACTGTCAACGGATTATCGCCTGCATCACCTGACATCGGTGTCACCTTCACCCAATCGGCATTAATATCATCTAATTTCCATTTAACCGAAGATGAAGCTATAAGGCCCATACTACCCCCAGCAGCGGGTAATGTAATTACATCAGGAGAAAAACTCAATGATCCAGCTATCTCGAAAACTGCCTGTACAATAATATCATGATCCCCCAAGAAATAATTAGTCGGATTTCGAGTATCTTCTGTTTTATCTGTAACAATTATATATTTTACAAAATTATAACCAGCATTAGGAGTGGCTGTAAAAGTTACTTCTGTGCGTGGAACCCACCCCTCACCTAAACGTTGGCCAGTGATTTTAACTTCACCCCATTCTGGCTGTACTATTTCTATTTCTACAAATAACGGTAATTTCAAAGGAACTTCAATGGTGTAATCTTTATCCATTGTAAGTGAACCAGATTCTTCAACACCTTCGTATGATACCGTCCATTTAATCGGTGAATCTAATGGTAATTCAAACCGCACATATCCATTATAATCTGTATATGCTGTTACCCCTGTAGACAAAGTTACTGCGGCTCCATCAACCTTATCACCATTATCAACATTAGACACAATAAACGTCAAAATCCAAGATTTACGAGTAACCCAATCCAACCACGTGTATGATACAATATTTTTATAACTAACCAGATATCTCTTAATGAATTCTTCAATATCCTGTTTCGTTCGGGCTGATCTAATCTGAGCATACATTGCAATCACATTCTTTTGCCCTAAATATCCCTGACTAAACGGTAAATCTAACGGTTTCAAAACAATACCTGCCACTGATAAATCAGCAACGTTGCCATCTCTATTCTGTACAATATATGGAGCCATATAAGAAGCAAAAGCCCCATTATCAGAATAAAAGAATTTCAAAGGTCTACCGTTTTCAAAGTTCAAATATAAATCACGGTTTTCATCAGTGTCCTTATCTACATTGTAAATGATTCCACGAAGTTGATAATACACTCCTGGAACCTTACAGGGGCTTTGGTATCTTTCTCCTAAAAAGAAACTGTTTGTAACTTCAAGATCAGTAAGCCTAACCTGCTTTATTAAATTCATTGATGAATCATAACAATTTACCCCAAATTCTATATTTTGAGGCGGTTGTACTGATCCAACATCTCCAGCCTGATCAGCCTTTAACCAAACAGTTATTTCATAATCTAACCCTCGATATACCTCCATTACTTTTGTTGTATCGGCTTCTGATGAAATACCTACCCGGCCAGTTCCTCTGAATTTAAACACATAAATATCGTCCTGATACACTCTTTCAACATCTCCCAAAATAGGGTAGTCAGATAGAGATCCAACACCAATATTTGCGGCCTGCAACAAATTAGTTGGCAAATTTTCATCACCTTCAAGATAAATCTCCCACGGATGTTTGGTTATAATCGTATTTGGAGTTGCCTCACCATCAGTAGGTAAACTTAATTCATCCTCTCCAAAAGAAATAATTTCACCATAATTATCACCAGCATAATCCGGCCCAAAATCATACCCTTTTGAAACAGCATTCACGGTTTCTGTGCCATACCATGTTGGAGAGGACCAACCCATACACCACCCAACATTTTGAGGTGCTAAAACTCCAAAAATAAATTCATTGGGCTTGGTATACCCGACCAATCTGCGTAATTCCCCATCAACTACACCTCCAGTCTCAGTTATTGCCGGGGTGCCACGTTTACGAAATTGATCTAACCAATTTTTAAACAAATATTTCCTTTGATCAAGTGTTGTGATATTCTCATACACTAAACCCCACCCTTCAATAAACTCCTTCATCAATAACTCACTATTTTCAAGTTCCCTAAACTGACGGGCATAAATCACAACAAATGCAAAAAAGTGAGTTATTGTAAAAAAGAAAGTGCCATAATCATTTTCATTATTTCGGCTAACATATAACGGCACGATACCGGGTTCAAATAGCTTTTCTAAAACATTTAAAGCCCAATCTAATACCTGTGGGTCATCGCTATTAAAAAATGTATTAAAAACTGACTTATCATAAATCATAGAATTCAACCCTACATCATAGGGGTCAACTTTTAATTTTCTAAAAAAAGCGACTTGACTTCTAAATGGGTCTGTTACATAATCTAAAACCAAATTAACCGCATCAGTCAATCTTCCAAGATTTTCTGATACAGCTGAATTCAAAGACTCCCAGTCTGTAAAGTTTGTACCACCATCAACTGAATAACGATACAAACTTTTACGTCCTTCACGAGCTGTTTTTAACACAGGTATCAACCCGGCAAGGGGTATGACTTGGGTGTGTATTCTATAGCCGTTACCAACTTGTGGAAATATTTTTCTTTCAATTTTTGCCATTTTAATTCCTATTTCTCTTTGCTTTATTACGGCTTACATTTATCCACTCGTTATACACAATATTCGATTCCGGGTTATGATTAATACACTTTATTTCATAACGCTTTGTGCCAAATCTAATGCCCAAAATCTTAAATTTAGGAACTTTGTATAACACGTGTGATAAACTGTCCCGAACACTTATTTTAAAGTCTACAACAGGCGGATTTCCAGTAAAATCTATATCTTGATCAACTATCCACCACTGTGTTGCCTTTTTCCATTCAAATTTACCGGGTGCAGTTTGAATCAATGTATCCCTGTATTCTATCTTAGTTTCAACAACTGTTTTTACAATTTCTTTTATTTGAGGTGGACGAATTTTCAATTCTTCTATCATTTTCACATCTTCCTCACGTAATTTCTTAAGCTCTTTCACAGTAAGCTGTAATTCATGAATAGTAGCAACATCTTCACCATGCTGTGTCCTTTCATGCTCAATATCAGTTAAAAGAGCTTCTGTATTATTCTTTTCCCTCAAATACTTTTTTCGATTTTGTATCGAAGCACTAACTGAAAAATATAAGGCTAACCCCAAACATACAATCAAAATAATTTTCCAGTTTTTCTTTATAAACTCTTTCATTTTTCTTCAATATTTATCCAAATTTCTTCACCTGATTCGAAAGCCTTTTTAACCAAATTAGTGACAATGCTAGAAATAGCAAACTGATTTTTCAGTTGTTCTTTACCGGGCACCCTTTCTCCAACTAATATACAACCCTCAGTATGGCCCACATTACTACCTGCATGAATCAATATCCCTAAAAAATGCGGAACATTTTCTATTGATGGATAACTCTTACCAAATTTAGGTGAATATCTATATGTTACTTTATACCTACCAGCAGGTATACAGGTTTCACCATATTTTTTCTGTGGACAATTACACATTTTACCTTTAGGAGTATTGGGACACGATACGGGTAAATCACGCAAAGTATCCTCTAAAGTATCTGCTACTTTTATCCCATCAATAAACATTTTACCTAATGTTGCTCTGAATGAAAATTCATCCCTGATAACCTTTATTTCCATAATCATTTTCATTTAAAATTTCACCTTCTTCACAGTCTATCACTCTATTTATTTTACGTTTTGTTATTTTTCGAATAGCTTTAAAAACCGGGTGTTCACTTATATCACCAGCATTCTCCAAAAAAGACCAGAATTCTGTGCCACACACAAACCCTGCTACCATGTTAGGTAATTTCAAGTCTACAAAATCAAAAATTTTTGTATCTAAATAATGTGATAAAGACACAGCAATTAAAGAAAATGCCAATTTATAAATTGTATTCCATGCTTTTGCACTTTCAAAAAACCACCGGGTTTTTCTTCTTTTAGCTCTCTTATAGGAAGCGATACACCCCACTATAAAATCAATGCCTATGAAAATAAAAACCCCCAACAGCATATCCTGTGTAGGGGCAAAAGAACCCCAAAAGGCGGCACCAACCCCTGAAAGCCATTGCAAGTTAAAATTTCTCACTTCCATTATCATAATAAAACCGTATATTTACAAATTTTTATGGTGTAAATATACGGTAAAAAATTAGGTTATTAAATTCTAATTTGCCGGGTAAAATACAGGTGAAAATTCCTTTGATAAATCAAACAACACTGATCCGTTTAAATCACGCATAATAAATTTCTTTATTCGGGGCAACATATAAACTGGAACTGCTTCATCATGCTTTGGGTAAAAATCTTCATCTGATACATACTGCACACCTTCAGTATGCTTTACAATATCAAGCAAATTATCCCACTCAACATTTGCACCAGCCTCCCAAAATCTAAAGTCTAAATATTTAGTCAAACCTACCTGAATATTTTTTCGAACGGTAGCCACATCATAGCCGGGTTCTATTTCACATCTGAAATCAACTCCAGTTTCTCCACCTACTTCATACCAAGAAGCATTTTCAAATTTAATACCCATCAACCTTCCTGACACAATCATGTCACCTATTCCAAAATATGGAGTTGCACCATTTAATAAAACTTGTAATTCCTGTGTAGTAAATTCCTGTCCATTTTGGGTAGCAATTTGAACATGTATGAATGAATCTTCCATCACACCCACAAACATAATTTTTAAAACACGATCATCTATATTCTGCAAAACCTGCGTAAGTTTTTCCAAAGTTCCTTCTGCATAAATATTCTGATGATTCAGTATTCGCCTACGAAACATTTCATCATCTTCTTCATCACGACCCCCTACAGCATAATATTCATTCGTACATTCTTTATGTCCTTGAGGTACAGGAGTGACAGTTACAATACTATTTGCATCAACGTTTGTGAATTCTCCTATTGATTCGCTCCTCACTTTCACATATCCATAACCTGATTCTCCGATGGTAAATGTTTTTTCAATTTGAAACCGAACACCGTTTGTACTTACAAATGTATTAATACCTGCTGTGTAAGTAGTATTAGGATCACCATATACTCGTATGTAAGTGGAACTACCTAAAGCCCCTTTTCTTGGAGTAACCCCAAATAAAGAAGCAGCCCTATCTAAATAATCTCCGCTAGCTTCTTCTGGAAAAATTTGAGCAGAAACAATTGCTACATCTTTCAAAGCCTTTTGAGCTACTTTAGCCGTACCAAACGCTGCTGCATTTAAAACCGAATTATCAGTAATATCGGTTACTTTATCTGTTTTATTTAAAAACGTTTCTATCCATAAATTTTTCAGAAACGAAATTGTATTATTTACTTTAGTAATCATAGTTGTATGTTTGTTACAAGAAAATTATTTGTTACTGTCTTAGCATTTATTTTTATAAATAAATTATCTTCTTCCCTGAAAAGATCGATTAAATTAACTTCAACCCACCGGGCATCTCTACTGAACATATTCAGCAAATCCCTAAAAATAGTAGGATATTGCAAAGCATTAGCAGAACCACCAATCATATCATTAGGAAGCCCATATTCAGGAAATTCAGGAATACACCCCTTTAAAGAACTGATAATCGTGTTATAAGCTTGTGCAATTGCTGCCTCATATTCTACCGTCGCTAAATCATTATTTTCAAAACGAAAATTAACGTCAATATCTTTACCCAAAATATTTTTAGTTGATAAATTATCTACAATATTAGGAATATCGAAATTCCCTTCATTTCGAATGTTTATTTTAAACATCCCACCACCATTATTTGCCGAATAATCTTCTTCCTCAACATAATTATTCTTAGCAACATCAAACCAATCATCCTGCGGAGCATTCGATCCCAATTCCTGTACCACTGATTCAAACGTTTCACGGGTTTTCAATACCCTGTCTACAACTACATTACTACCATATCTACCAATAATAGCAGATCGAAGCCAACGTGAAGAATTATTAATCGTCCAAAGCTTTGTTTGACATTCAGTAAAATAGTCTAGAATTTCCCACGCATCTATAGTATTAAAACCATTTGCTTTCAACTCAAATAAAGGTTCTATTTCCCTCGTTTGTTTCATTAGACTATCAAGCCTACCAAAAGAATCCTCTACGTTAACATTTTGCCCGGTATAGTAACTTACTATTATTGGATAGTAAGAATTACAAAACAACACAAAAGATTCAAAAAATTCCTTTATATTGTAACCTGTCACGTTCTTAAATGTATTTAAGGCTGCATTCATAATATTGATCTTGTTACTTTTGTTGCTAACTCATTTACACCTGTTTGCACCGCCGAAGATACAAGCGTATTTAAAGACGATGTTTGCGCTGATATCCTTCTAGAAACAGCTTCCATAGGAGCTAACGCAATCATTGTCAGGTTATAATTCCATATCATGTTTCGAGCCAAATCCTGTGTATATTGCACACCACTTGGGGGGATAACAACCAAAAAACTTTCACCTAATGCCATATTATAAAAATACAGTCTCAAAGGCTTGCCATTCTTACCCAGCCCAACACTTTTACTCGCAATTGCTTTCAAAATCTTTAACACTCCATAACCAGTTTTGACCCCCACATCAAATTCCGAAAAAGAAAGTGTGGTTGATTTCCCACTGATAGAAAACAAATCGTATTTTCCAGCCGTTGTACTAAAAGCCGCTCCTTGAACTGGGTTGGCAACGTTCAGCAAAATTTTAAAATTTCTACCAAAAGAACCCTTTATGTTTATTTCCTGAGGAGTAAATGAAGGGCTTGTTAAAACTGTAATTCCAGATAAAGACTTTTTTACATTTGTACGAGTCGGTTCGGTTTTCGTGATAGAATCAGGCATCACTGGAAAAGCCAAATAATCAATCACATGATCTTCGCTATCAGTAAGCTCTAAGGCACACATATATAACTCAAAATCGTTAGGAAACATTGCACTTAATGCCTGTGTCCCAATGGTTTTTTCTATACCCTTCATCTTATTTAAAACTGAACTCAAAGCCATAATTTCTATTATTATATTTGATACAAATGTAAAACTTTTTTAGGAGATTTTACCGGGGGCAGTAGTTTGCCCTGTTTGTGCTGTTGCACTTCCGGTGGTTGAAACCGGAATTCCTGCATTTACTTCTCCAGTTTTAACAAAGGTGTCTATCGCATCTGCTAATTCATTCGCAAATATGCTGTCGTCTATTTCTGTTTCGGCCCTCATTCGGGTCATTAAATTTAAAATAGCAGATGCCAAACCTGCTTTATCTAATGCCATAATGTTTATTTATTAAAAAATTGTGATAAAAGACTTTCTAATTCTGTGGTTTTTGCAATAGTGGGAGGTAATGGAGTACCACTTGGCCCTACAGCAGTTGAAACAGTAAGTGTTTTAATTGCGTCTACTATTTTGGTTAATAAATCTTTTAATCCTGTACCCGGGTTATTCATAGATACCTTATCACCCTCAATTTCAAGTGAAGAACTACCCTGCATAATAGATGCCTTACCATCTTTTAATTCAACCTGTGAATCTTGAAATTTAAACAAAGCCTTTTCAGCATCAACCGTATTTTCATACGAAACATTTCCAAGTTTAACAGTAGTCACAACACCATCTGTCGTTACAACCGTTTTAACGACGTTTTTATCATCACCCTCACCATAACTAGCTTCAAAGGTAGAAGTATCCTTATCTAGGCTAAAACCGGACTCATTTTCGGTATCAGGGTCGATTATTTTAGCTTTTAATTTTTTAAAAGCTTCAACTTCGACATTTTCATTTGCCGATATTTTTACATTTCCGGAAGAAACAAGTTCTAAAACAGAATTTTCATCACCTTCAGAAATAATTTTTATATACCCGGCAGGAACCCCCTTTACACTGATAAAAAGATTGCCCTCTTTTGCACTTCCGGTGATGGTCAACATGCCATCACCCCATCTACGATTCACCACAAATTCCTCATCATCACGTATATCAGTATCCCGTTCTTCATTAATAGTCCCAACTATTAGGGGCTGAGTTTGAAAGGGTTGAGCCACCCAAATAACACCCATCCCCTTTTCACCTACATTTTGCGGAAACTTTATATTCTGTATGGCTTCGTTAGTGATATAGCAATCAAGCATAAAGTTACCACTGGAATCATCTACAATAGCTATTCTAGATTGCCTGAAACAAGTTTCAACAAATTCATCACGATCAACCCCCTCTGGGATAATAACATAACCAAATCCAACTGCCTGTTGTACTGCTGAATTTTTCTTCAAAGGGGATACCCCCGGTTTACCAATTCTTTTAATCCTCAAACTCGGCATCTTCCTGAAATTTTTGTCTGTTTACAAAATACCTGAAAACGGAAGTATTTAACCCATTTCCATTTTTAAAAGAAGTTACTGTATTATTCTCACTAGAAGTCAAACTTCGTACCTGTACTCCGGTATTATTTGAACGACCACGCTCAGCAATTTCCTTTTTCAACCCCTCCAAATTAACAATATTAAAATAAGAATTTTCACCATCGATCAAATCAACCAGCATTCCACGCTCGACAGTTACTATGGTAGTACGGTCTACAGCTTCATTTCCAAAGGTAGCAGTATTAGTTACTGCTGTAACATAAAATAACTCGTTTGTCGCTTCTAAAAAGATGAAAGTTCCCACCTTTATGCGCCTGTCACCATTTATAGTAATAGTGCCCTTACGAGTAAAAGGTAGATAAGCACTAGTTTCAATCACAAACAATAAATCATTCACTAAAGCCTGTGAAAGAGTATTTAAATTCTGTGAACCATTACGGCCCATAAAACTCTTCTCAGAGATATAAATATCATTAGTTATACAGCGTTTATTTCCATATAATTCACAATATTCATTGAAAAATATGATAGGAACAAAAGCTAACGATGAAAATTGTGAATTTCCCATCATAGCATTCTGAGGCATGATGCGATACCATGCGTACACTCTATCATCATATTGAAGTGACAAGGAAAGTAAATCCTGTGAGGCTATCGCGATATAACTTTCTGAATTGATTACATTTTTCACTGCTTTACCTGTAAACGGTGGTTGACGAACAATTAAATCAAATTCATTCATATACGTGTCACCCCAAAATTCCACAAACGGCTCCTGACAAACTTTATTAAAAAAGTCTAGCAATGTTCCTTCCGGATTTACCAATGAACGATCAACAATTCTTCTATCTTCAAGTGCTTCATCAACAAATACGCGCACCATCTGCCATATTCCTTTTACCTTATTATCTTTTTGCTTGTACTTGTCATCTCCTGTTTCAACGGGTAATTTTTCAGTTATTTTTGCACATGATGCAAATAAACTATCATCTACAATTCCAATACTTGATAACTGATTGATAACAAACCAAATCACATTGGCAATACGCTGAAAAGAATATGCAAAATAGTAATCATAGGCTCCAGTTATCATATTCCGCTTAAACCAAGCTGATTCTGGGTCTCCTCCATAAAACCACTGGTCAGGGCTACCCTCAACAAACTTTAATGGAATAAAATAGCTGCCATCTTCAACAAATAATTTCGTATAATCGCGGCCCTCTATTTGTATAGAATAATTATTTATATTTGAACTATAATCTACACGAACTGAATCTACCAAACCCAACATATCCCATATTAATGGGATATCCTTAGTTTCACCTGTTTTTTCATCGGTAACAGTATTTACTGTACCAAGATCAGAAACAGGTACCTCATAAGTCTTATTATTAGTAGGAGCTAATGCCATGTCAGCGTAACTCTCCATTTTTAATTGTTCGAATCTAATAAAAATTAAATCATTATTCTGAACGAATTTTGAAAACCAATCCTGATTTAATTTTCTCTCCTGATTCATCAGGCTCTCCTGATTCACAAATTCATTCCCATAAGAATCTACCTGTAATGTAGAGGTGTAAGATACTTCAATTGAAAAACTACCAGCAGATTTATCTTTACTAGTCGAACAATTAACTACCCAAGGACTAATGTCAAACATTTTTCCTAAAGCTCTAACATAGACCCATATACGAATATTTAATGCCTTTACCTGAGCAGATAAAGCCCCGATTATTCCTGTATTACCTTTTACTGAAAGGTAATTTGATTCAGCAATAGCATCAAAAGGTACATATCCGGAATCTTTTAATAATGCCTGCTGAACTTCTGTCCAAAAAGCGTTAAATTCTGTTTGTTCTAAAAATATATCAGAACCCAAAATTTTTTGCATTTCTGTAGTTATAGAATCATTAGGCAAATAAACTGTTGTTCCCGGTTTTATATAAGGTACCTCATTATTTTCAATTTCATTTGCGTGAAGCTTCTTTTCCTTTGGAGTATAAAGATCAACAATACGTTTAGAGTTCTTAATTCCTCCTTCTTCAATATTTAAAAACTGTTCAGTAGATAGATCATATATTAGTTTTTTCTCCAATAAAAAAGACATGAACTGCTCCATCATTAATGGAGCATAATTACCGTCACGACCTTTAAAATCAAATCTTGTATTTTTTGCAGTAGCCATATTATTGTCCAATTATATTCAATGGATTATATAAAAACCTTCTGAGTGAATCATTTATTTCTGTTAAGCTATCACTTGAACTTTTAGTCCATTGAAGCATTTGTACTTCTCTATCTGTTCGTTCTTTATTATCGACTACTTTTTCCAATTCACCTATTGTTTTACCCAATTTATCTGCAATTGCCGTCAAGCCTTCAACAGTTTTCCTTGTTGATTCACTGGCTGAATCAGCCCTTTGCGGGCCTGTTATTTGTTCGGCTCTTTCTTTGTTATAACCATCTGTTACAACCTGAATATTTCGAAGTAATTGTTCTCCACTGGCATTTGCATTTTTACCAGTAGTGAGAGATCTTATATCAGACCATGTTAAGTCAGGATAAACAGCTTTCAACACATTTCGAAACATTTCCCCACCTCCTGTCATTCTTTTAAGCATGTCAAAAAATTCAGGTGCAAGCTTCCCACCGTTCTGCATTTCATCAATGTCGGCCCACAAATCAGATAAAGAACCATTAGGGTTAAGTTGTCTAGCCGTTCTAAGCAAAAGAGCCTGTGTGACATCATCCTGACTAATATTTCCACCGCCTAAACTTGTCACAACCCGATCAAGTCTCTGACCCTCAAACCCGCGTGCTCTTAAACTTGCAATAGTTTGTGTAACGGCTGCGGTGTTTACCGCCCCGGTTCTTTCAAGAATTTGACTGGATGTCCGGTTAAATTGTCCTAAATACTCCTGAATTGTACCAACTACCTCAGCATTCGTTTTACCTAAATTTCTTAAAGTAGTTTCAAATGTTCGAATTACAGCGTAGGAACTTCCAGTTTCATACTTCTGATCAGAACCAAACCGAATCGTTCTTTGAAGAGCTTCTTGCTGATCAGCTCCAATACCCAAAATATGCCCAGCCAACATCAACTGATTCAAACGATAGTCACTGGATTGAGCAGGTCTACCACCAGCAGCCAAAATCAAATCATTCTGACGTTGTGTAAACTGGCTCATATCTAGTCCTAAAGCCTTCCCATACCAATTATTATTATAGGCAGTATCCCCATCTATTTCTTTATAATCTTCTGGTTTTTTCGTAGACTTTTCACCTGTCCTTCGGTTTGTGTATATAGTCATGGCAGGCTTATACATAGGGACACCATGATCATTAACATCCAATCTTGAAGGTATCGTTTCTACACTATAATCAGGATTTAATATTTCCACACCAGAACCATTTATGGCGTTTGTCATTTCATTGTGGAATGTAGAACCCCGTATTACAGCCCGCTGGGAACCAGCATCTTCAAATTGTTGTGCGGCCTTTCTATCGGCTTCAAGAACCTGTGCAATATCTTTGCCAACAAAAGGTAACCAATTCCAACGTAAATTTTCTCGTTGGAAACGGTTTTCAGCAGTATATTCCTGAGCATACATACTGGAAAATCTACCCGCCAACATACCAACCGCACCCAAAATTAAACCTGGAATTCCCAACTTACCCAATAAACCCGAAACACTTGTAGGGATAGAAAATCCTCTGGCACCACTCCCACCAATTGCCCCCCCATTTCGTGGAACAGGGGGAACATTTGGCACATTTCCACCTCCATCTGAACCTGCACCATTATCACCAGTAGGCAATACACCATTAGTTTGATTTCGGCTATCCTGTTCAAGGATTTCAGCTATACGGGTAACTTGGGTGAAAATTCTATCTAGCAGTGTTATATTACGATTATTAAGACCAACCATGTCTAAATTCCGTAAATTTTCACCAGGAGTGCGGCCATCCATATATCGACCTGTAGTCGGATTTATTATCCTGCTACCAGTATTAAAATCACTTCCAAAATGATCAGGATTCAACAAATTATTTCTTTCTTTCAGAAGATCAATCTGGCGTTGTATTGAAACAATTGTTTCATCAGCCAAATTTTTAAACTTCCCTTCCATTTTTGTCAGGTCATCCCATAAAAATTGTGCCCCCTGACGTAATTCTTGTAGAGGGGATGAATCAGCTGTTACCCGTATTCTTTTATCCTCTGCCATTTTCTTGTTTCTTTAGCATTTTTTCAATTTCGGCCTGAGCTTCGTCAATAAAGCTTTCAGCAGTAATTTCTCCTTTCAAAAATTCCCCAATACCCGGTATATATTTGTCTTCCTTTTCTTTTTCCCTTGTTTTAAAGAAAAGTTTATCTTCTTCAAACTCCAACAACTGATCAATAAAAGAAGATTCCCGATGGGCAGGTGACATGAATGCAACACCGTGTTTCATTCTCCACCATTTATCCAACGGGAACCGACTATTCCAGTTGATGACGCATTGTACCAACTCGGAACGTTTCATCTCATTTCTGCTCTAATGTATTATCTTCACTTTTCAGTAATTCATCGATTTCTTTGAAAAATGGTGCGACTACTTTATAAAAAGCATCCCGAATTTCACAATAATCTCTAATATCGAGTTCATTAAAGTTCTTTACTTTCAAATCTTTAATAAGCTCCGGACACAAAACTACCAAAGTAGCTTCAATGTCAATCATATCTAAAGCATGTTGAGCAGCTTTAGACACACTCATCACCAAAGCATTATAATATCCATTTGATAAATTTTGCTTAATTGCTTCAATGCGGTAATACTGTCCCACATTAGGGAACTTAATGCTGTAAACATGTCCCTTAATTACTAATTCTACTTCGTCTTTTATCATTGTCGTTTGTCTTTAAAAGGGTATGGCGGTTATCCCGCCATACTAATTGGTTCCAAATAAATTCCGTTGATGTCAATACCCGAAATTCCTCCCTCCTGCACTTGAAACGATTGACTATTCAACAAACATCTCTGTAGTCTTGCAATGGTTTCTCCGGTATTATCAACCTCAGTAACCAGTTTTGACTGTGCATCTTCCGATACCACAGATTTTGCATAAACTGTAATATCAAAAGCAATATCACCAAGAACTAAGCTATTCTTGATTTCAGCGATACTCCCAAATTTCTTCAACATCTTACGCATGATAGGCGTTTCAAAAGAAAGAAAATACTGAGAAACAGACCACTGACAAGTATACGCTACCGCAGGAGCTTCCTGATAGGTTAAACTACCCAAACCCTGCACATTTGCCCGGTTAACGTTTTCAGAAAAATTCAAATTACGGCAATAGCCAGCAATTTCATTATCTATCTTAATAAACGCTTTAGCCGCGGTAAAAACTTTTCCTCTAGCCATATTTATTTATTTTAATTACGTAATAAAAATCCGGTAAAAAATACTTTGGTAACCTCATTGTTTACAACAACTTCATAAGTTACTTTATAGTAATCGTCTACCTTAGTCGCTACTACATTTTGAAACCGTGTAATCAAATTATCTTGATTTTCAGTTGCAACTCTTTGTTGTAAGAAATTAATTGTCCACGTCTCCAATGCTCCTTTAGACAGAGTATTGATATTCACTCCGTTTTCATCCCCCATAAGGTCGATTTCGGCATTCACAACACATTCTTTATTTAACTGTGCCAGAATACGCATAAATTGCAAACTGAAAGAATCACCCTTTTTATTGAAAAGAAGTTGATTATCTTGCAATGTTGTCACTGCCTGCAAAATTACAAACCGTCTCAAATATGGATTCGGGTACACTATAATCAAACCCGCTTTAACGGCTTTTTCCATCTCTTTTTCGCTCGGTATATGTTGTAATTTGTCACCGCCAATAGTTTTGTTTGTCGCGGGCACATAAGGCGGTTTGCCGGACACTCTACCGATTACCTGACACAAATTATAAAATACTCCCCACCAACGCACCTTTGTAGCTACTAAATCACTGGCAGTACCAATACCACCATGCACACATGCAACCCAAGCACTATTGAAAGAGCGGGCCATAGCCAAAGAATCATCATATTTTTCTTTGTTAGGATAAGCACCTACAAAGACAAATTTGTCAAACTTGGCCTGATTATTTCTATGTGAAATAACTTTCAAATTAATTGAACCTGCTCCGTTTTCACCTATCTGATCAGTAAATACAATGTTATAATCCAAATCTTGAATTTGATTTAAAACATCATCGATGTCAGTAGATTTGTAATATTCTGTGGCCCCTGTAGCTACTTTATATCCGGCATTATCAGTAAGGTCATCCGAATCAATAGTTCCGTCACCTTTTATTTTAGTGCTTGCGTCTAAAATAAATCTGGCTCCAAAATTATCATCAGTTTCACACCATTGAACTAACTCGGCTAAATTAGTGCATTCAGGAGACTGACAAATCAAAATAGGATCAGATTGTGCGACTGTCAACTCATCGAAAGACATTACAACACCAGTCACAGGATCAGTCCATTCACCTGTATATGTTCCTCTCCAAAACTGCATCACAAATGCATTCGGATCATCAGTACCGGGTATTACTGTAAAAGCATATCCAAATTTCAAATATTCCCCATCTAAAACACCGTTAGCGTTTAACCCCTCATCTATCGTCTTAATAACGATGTTACCTCCATTTGCTCCCCCACCAGTAGGTGCAAAAGTCATTGTTGCTGGGGTAGTAGTACAAGCACGTACATACAAAAGATTGCTAATACCAACCGCATCTGGATTATAAGGGTCCGGGGTAAAAAGAGCCTCAGCAGCTTTCCAAAATAACCCTCCTTTTACAAATTCCCTAAAAGAAGGTAAATCAGTAAAAGAATATACAGCATCCAACCCCTGTTTTCCTGCTCCATTTATACCAGAACCTCCACCAAACCCAGCTCCATAAACCCCCGTGTCAATAAGCAATACCGTCCCATAATCTAAATTACGGGTAGCACTGTTATCACCGGAAGTTATTGTGGAATAAATGCCGGGTAGAGTTCTCATTTTTCCATTAAAATAGACACTCGTTGCCATGTTTAAAATATTTAATTTTTAAAT